TCAGGACCCGGGCGAGAGGGTGACCATCGCGACGCCCTGGCCGAGGATGCCGAGGGCAGCGGCGGCGCCGCGGCTGAGGTCGATGATGCGGCTGCGCGTGCCCGGGCGATCGGTGATCGTGACGGTAATTGACCTGTCGGAGTTGTGCAGGGCAACCCGGACTTTGCTGCCGAGCGGGAGCGTGGCGTGGGCGGCGGTAAGGGCGTTCTCGTCGTACCGGGTGCCGCTGCTGGTACGATTGCCTTGCCAGCGTTTGCCGCCATACCATGAAGCTGCGCCGGTCTGTTTCCAGCCGGCTTCGCCGGTCGGGCTCTCGGTGTAGCTGAACCCGTCATCGACGAAAGCCGTTGTGACCGGGGCCGGGCCCGTGCGTCGACGCGGACCGGCGGCGCTTTTCTGATGCCGGGCGTTGGCGGCGGGCCGGCGATGTTCGGCGACGTTCGATTTCCGCGTGGCGTCGGTGGTGTCTTGCGGGGGACCGGCCTGAGCAGTGGCGGTGAGCATCGGGCCAGCCAGCAGCATGGAAACGAGCACGCCCGGGAATACCCGGCTTGCGCGTGAGATCATCGAAGTCTCCCCTCATTGAGCGGCCCGGTATTGGGCGCCGAGCCTTGGCGCAGGCGAGACCGCGCCATAGTCATTCAGGTTGCCAAGAGTGCCTGCACGGAAAAACGCACAGAGAGTCTGCCGCCACAGCAATCCGACGACACGAGACAGCCAAGTGGTTACATCCAACAGCGCGGTATCGGAGCAAGTCTTGGCGGTCAGGTCAACCCCTCAAATTGCAAAGCCTCGAACAGACAGGAGAATGCGAGCTCGTGACTAATCCGGCACGATCGGAATTGGCCGCAATTGGTCAAAATTGTGGCGAACTGCGAGGTCACTTTAAGTCGGCCGAGCGCTGGATACGGAAGCGCAATAAAATTTGCAACCCGCGATTGTCGCGAGGCTTGCAAACGGGCCGGACTGCATTCCTAGAAGAAGTGAGGCTCAGGCCGCTTCGAAGCGACACAACGACCCTACCCGGACCCAATCCCGGAAAACCGGACCACGCGTCGGTGGCGCAGCCAAACCGAATCGGTCACCGCAGTGGATTTCGGCGCGGCACCCCTACAGCCGTAGCGTGTGGTCCAGGACCGCCAGACCCGCCGTCAACCAAAGACGCGACAGCGCGGGCAGTGCCATCCAGAACCGGCGGCAGGCTGCGGATGCGCCTTGTTGTCGCCCGGACGATAGTCATGATACAACATACACTCTTCATTGAATGCTGCGGCGGGATCAGAGACGTAATCAAATCGAAAGTGGCGATATTTGCCGACATGATGCTGCAAGCGTGCGTTCACGTCGGTATCAGAACGGCCCACGAAATCTACATGGAACCCGTCTTCCGTCGATTCGCCGAGTACAAACGCGCCCGGACAGTTTCGGGTTACGATACTGTCGAGGGCCTGGGGACTGAGATGGTATGGGCCATCGCCAAACCCTACGCCCGGCATCCGATCCTCCATAGTACTCTCGTGGTCGTGGAGCATTCCCGCACCGCGTTGCAACCACAAATTTTCGACGAATGCAACCACGAATGCGCTTGCCCGGACGCCCCAGTTTTCGGTATATATTCCTGTATGGTCGGTGGTGTGCGTAGGACCTCGTGGTGACGGTACCGCGGTCCTGAACGTTGGCGCTTCGGTCCCCCCCTTTGCACAACGGATTTCCATGGGTCTCGCCGAGTGGGCGTCGCAGGTGCTGCGCCCACTGCAACCGGCCGCCCACCACTGCCGACTGCTGGCGGAATTGGAGGCGGTGGCGGCCGGCGACTGTGACCGGCTGATGCTGCTGATGCCGCCGGGGAGCGCGAAAAGTACCTACGCGAGCGTGGTTTTTCCGGCCTGGTTCCTGTTGCGCCACAAGTGGGCAAGCGTGATCGCCGCCTGCCACACCGAAAGCCTGGCCGCGCATTTCGGCCGCCGTGTGCGGGGCCTGCTGTTGGCGTATGCCACGCAGGACGGCGCAGCGCTCGCCAAAGACGACCGTGCCGCGGGCCGGTTCTCGACAACCGGCGGGGCAAGCTATTTTGCGGCTGGCGTGCGCGGGCCGCTGATGGGACGGCGCGCCGACCTGATCGTGATCGACGACCCGATCAAGAGCCAGGCCGAGGCGGATAGTGCGATCTCTCGCGATGCGCTGTGGGACTGGTTTCGCGCTGACCTGACCACGCGGCTGACGCCGGGGGGACGGATGGTGCTGGTGATGACCCGCTGGCACGAGGACGATCTGGCGGGGCGACTGCTGGCGGGTGGCGATGGTTGGCGGACGCTGTGCCTGCCGGCGCTGGCAGAGGATTGCGACCCATTGGGACGGGCGCCGGACGAGCCGCTGTGGCCGGAATGGGAGGATGCGGCGGCGCTGGCGCGGAAGCGACTGGCCGTTGGACCGCGGGCCTGGGCGGCGTTGTACCAGCAGCGGCCGCGTGCCGAGGCGGACGCGCTGTTTCGTATTGGACGCCTCGGTATACTGGAGGCCGAACCCGCATGCCGGCGTGTGGTGCGGGCATGGGATCTGGCGGCAACGGCGCCCTCGGACGGACGCGATCCGGACTGGACGGCCGGCGTGAAACTCGCGCGCACCGAGGCGGGCGGGTTCGTGGTGCTCGACGTGCAGCGCCTGCGCGGCGGACCGATGGACGTCGCGGATGCCATCCTGCAGGCGGCCAGGCTCGACGGGCGGAGTGTGGCGGTGGGTCTGCCGCAGGATCCAGGCCAGGCCGGCAAGCAGCAGGTGGCGTGGCTGACTGGATTGCTGGCGGGGTTTCGCGTAGTGGCGAGCCCGGAAACCGGCGCGAAACTGACGCGGGCCGGGCCGGCGGCGGCGCAGGTGGAGGCGGGCACGGTCTCGCTGTTGCGCGGTCCGTGGAACCGGGCGTTCCTGGACGAACTGCGGGACTTTCCGGCCGGGCGCAAGGATGACCAGGTCGATGCGCTGTCCAGGGCGCTGGCGATGCTGGCGGAGGCGCCTGCGCGACGGATGCAGGTGGAAGTGATGGCACGGTAGCTGTCGCGGGCTGCAGTTCGCGTCTGCCGCGTGGCGCCGTCTTCCCCTCGCAGTACCGACGAATGGCTGATTGCGACAGCCACACGATGGCCACAGCAGCGAGGACGCATGTTCGACACCATCTGTGCGCTGATCCCGTCCGATCCGGATTATCCGGAGCGGGCGCGAAAGCTGGATATTCTGGTGCGCGTGCTGGAGGGACGGCTGTACGACGCGCTGCCGTACGAGTTTCACGATGAACGCGGCGCCGGCGGTGAGTACATTCCGCTGCGGCGGCGGCGGCCCTCCGTGCGCTATCCGCTGGCACGCATCGTGGTGGACGACAGTCTTTCACTGGTGTTCGGCGAAGGACATTTTCCGACTCTCGACTGCACCGATGCGCGTGGCCGCGCCGTGCTGGCCGACATCGCCCGCGAGAGTGGGCTGAACCAGACGATGCTGGAGGCCGCGCTGCGTGGCTCGGTCGGCAGTGTCGCTGTGCTGCTCCGGGTACTGTCTGGGCGTGTGTTCTTCCGCGTGTTGCCGAGTACGTATCTGACGCCGCAGTGGAATGCGGCAGCGCCGGACCAGCTGGCGAGCGTGACCGAGCTGTACAAGGTGTCCGGCGCGGTGCTGGCTGCACAGGGCTATGCGATCGCGGATCCGTCGGGGATATACTGGTTTCAGCGTGTCTGGGACGACGACGAGGAAAAATGGTTCGTGCCGACGCCGGTCTCGGACGGCAGGCCGAGTGAGGTGGACACGTCCCGCAGCGTGCGGCACGGGCTGGGGTTCGTGCCGATCGTGTGGGTCCGCAATCTGCCGGGCGGCGACGATGTGGATGGTGGCTGCACCTTTCGGCTGGCGGTCGAGACTGGGATCGAGATCGACTACCAGCTCTCACAGGCGGGACGGGGCCTGAAATATTCCTCCGATCCGACGCTGCTGATCCGCGAACCCGCGGGCGTGGACAACGAAATCGTGCGCGGCGGCGGCAACGCACTGGTTGTGAGCGAAAAGGGCGACGCGAAGCTGCTCGAGATCGGCGGCACCGCGGCGGCGGCGGTGATCGACTATGTGCGGTTCCTGCGCGAACTGGCGCTGGAGGGCGTGCACGGCAACCGCGCGAGTGCCGACCGGTTGAGCGCACCGCAAAGCGGGCGGGCGCTGGAACTGATGAACCAGGGGCTGATCTGGCTCGCCGACAATCTGCGCGTGAGCTATGGCGGCGCCCTTCTGCAACTGGCGCAGATGGTGGTTCGGGCGAGCGAAATCTATCCGCTGAGCGTGCGCGGTGAGGCGGTGGCGCCGCTCGACGCAGGCGCGCGGATCACGCTGCGGTGGCCGCGCTGGTATCCGCCGGATGCCGAGGATCGCCAGCGCGACGCGCTGACCTTGAAGACGCTGGCCGATGCCGGCCAGATCAGCCGCGAGACCGCGGTGATGTCGATCGCCGACGTCTATGACATCGAGGACGTGGCGGCGGAGCTGGCACGCATCAAGCGGGACCAGGCGGCGAGCTGAGCGCGCCCCGACCCCCTCCCGAGACGGGGGGAGCAGAAAGGCCAAGGCATGACCGAGGACGTTTCCGAGGATCCGGCGGCGCGGGCGGCGGCGCTGGAGCGGCGGCTGGTGGAGGTGGAGGCGAATGCGCGCAGCCGCATCGTACAGGCGGAGCTGAAGGCGGAGGCGGTGCGCGCCGGCATGGTCGACCTCGACGGGCTGAAGCTGCTCGACGCCGCCGCGATCAAGCTGAATGCGGCCGGCGAGGTGGAGGATGCGGCGGCGCTGATGCGCGACCTGCGGCGCGCGAAGCCGTGGCTGTTCGGCGGCGCCTCGTCGTCCTCGACGGCGGCGGCGCCCGCGGCACAGGTGCCGCAGACCAAGCCGGCGACGGCGATGAGCCACGAGGAGTGGCAGAAGGCGCGCGCGGAACTGATCAAGCGTCGGTAGCCGTGAGCGGGCAGGGCTGGCAATGCCAGGGGCGGCAGGAGCATGGCTGGTTCGGCCAAGGCACCTGCGCGGCTGACGCCGGTGGCGCGGCTGGCGAGGACATCGCCGCATCGGCGCAGACTGTCCTGCATGGCGTGCTCGGACATCTGCCGGCAGGCGAGCGGGCGCGCTGGTAGGCACGGCTGACCGGCGGCGCCGGGCGACGGACGGCGGCGCTGCTGGCGGCATGGGCGGGCGCGGCCGGGCTTGGCCGCGCAGCGTTCCGTCAGCGCTTCATGCCGAAGCTGGCCAGCGACGATGAGGCCGAGCAGCGAGTAGGGCGGATAAGCGACGCGCCATCCGCCGCGACGTGCCGCGACGGCGGATGGCGCTTCGCTTATCCGCCCTGCGTTTCATCGACGCTGGCGGATTGGCCGCGCCGATCCTCGGAGGCTCTCCCACCGAAGCGAGGGAGAGGGAACCTCGCCTTCGTCCGCGCCCACGCGAAGACACCGACGACACCTGAACGAACAGCGCCGCCTCGCGCGCGGGGCGGGTTCGCGCCGGCTCCCAAGTTCTGCAACACGAGGACCAAGATGGGCATTCAGAATTTTCCGGCGGCGCTGCAGCCGATCATCCAGCAGGGGTTCCTGGAGCGCGAGTTCCAGTCGGCGCTGAACAGCCGGCTCGGCTACCGCGCGGTCGCCGACCGCGTGGAATTCGCGGTCGGCATCGGCGAGACGCTGACCAAAACCCGCGCCGGGCTGAAGCCGAGCATCACCACGCCGCTGTCGCCCTCGACCAACACCAACCTGGACAACGGGCTGACGCCGGCGGGGTTCAATGTCGAGCAATACACCATCACGCTGAACTTCTATGCGGCGACCGCCGATCTGAACATGGTGACGAGCCGTGTCGGCATCGCCAGCCAGTTCCTGCTGAACGCCGCGATCAACGGCGAGCAGGCGGCACGCAGCCTTGACGAACTGGCGCGCAACGCGCTGTTCAACAGCTATTTCGGCGGCAACACCCGCGTGCGCTCGACGCTCGGCTCGCCGGGCACGGCGGTGGCGGTGGACGACATCCGTGGTTTCACCAGCGTGTTCGTCAACGGCGTGCCGAGTGCGGTGAGCAGCGGCAATCCGCTGACCGTGACGGTCGGCAGCGACGCCTATTCGCTGGTGGGCGTGAGCGCCGACGGCAGCAACGTCTCGACCGCGCCGAACGGCATTTCGGGCGTGTTGACCTTCGGCACCTCGGTGACGGTGGCCGACGCGACCGCTGGCAACGTGGTGACGGCGGCGACGGCGAGTGCGATCGTGCGGCCGAATTCACGTACCTGCACGACGCAGATCATCGCGACCGACCTGCTCGACATGGCGACGCTGCTGAATGCCGTCTCGACCCTGCGGCTGAACGCGGTGCCGGAGATTGACGGCGCGTATAACTGCTATCTTGACCCGGTGAGCGCGCGGCAACTGTTCGGCGACGAGGCATTCCGGCAGTTGTTCACCGGTGCCACCAGCGCCAACCAGGTGTTCAAGCAGGGCATGGTGAACGATTTCCTTGGCCTGCGCTTCATTCCGACGACAGAGGCGTTCGTGACGGCGAACCCGGCGATCACCGGTGGCCTGATCCGCCGGCCGATCGTGTGCGGCAAGGGGGCGTTGATCGAGGGCGACTTCGCCGGGTTGGCGGAATCGGACGTGGCACCGAAGGACAGCATCATCTCGGTGGTGGACGGTGTCGCGATGGTGACGCGCGAGCCGATCGATCGGCTGCAGCAGATCATCGCGCAGAGCTGGTACTGGATCGGCGGCTTCACTACGCCGAGCGACACGACCACCAGCCCGACCACGATCCCGACGGCGACCAACGCCGCGTTCAAGCGCGCGGTGATGGTGGAGCACGCCGGCTGAGGGCTGCTGTTGGCGGTTGGGTGAAGGGTGGGCCGCACTCAGGCCCGCCCCCTCCCGCTGGCCCCCTCCCGCAAGGGGAGGGGGAATAGCTTCCCATCCGGGAGTTGGGCATGTCCGGCAGTTTGGCGACGGTGTTCACTGACGCGCAGAAGACCGATATCCGGCGCTACTGCGGCTACCCGGCCTATGGCGCGGGAGCCTCGGGGTTTCAGGGGTGGCGATTCTTCCAGGCGTACGGGCTGCTGGAATTTCGCTTGAACAATCTATCGCCCGCTGAGATCGCAGTGGCGACCAACTATCTTGCTACGTTGGCGATGCTGGAATGCGCCGTGCCCGATGCCAGCACGCGCCTCGATACTGCCGAAGCGGCGGTGTGGACGCGCAATCCGTACGAGGTGCGCGAGCGCGCCGCGTTGTTCGATGATTGGCGGCGGCGGCTGTGCGCGTTCCTCGGCCTGCCGCCGGGGCCGGGTCTTGGCGACGGCACGCTCGCGCTGGTGGTGTGATGCTCGATACGTATGCGGTACCAGACGCGATCCGGCGGGGCCTGGGGCTGGCAGCGCGGGCGGTGGGGGACTGGTGCGACCTGTATCGGCCGAACGGCGCGACGGCACCGCTCGGTGCCGACAAGCGCATCCTGCGTCTGCCGGCGGCGTTCGCCAACCCGCAGGGGTTCAAAATGCCTGTGGGCTACGGCGATGCGCTGTGGGAGGGCTATTTCGATACCGCCTACTCGCGCGCCGGCGACTATATCGGCGGGCCGGACGGGGTGTTCTTCATTGCTTCGCAGCCGCGACTGGGGCCGGTGCTGTGCGTGAAGACCAACCGTGTGCTGAGCCTGGCGCGGCCAGCGGCGCCGGTGTTGGCGGGCATGAACGGCTATGTCGGTGTGCTTCCGGCGGCGGTGACGCCGCTCATGAGCCTCTGGCCGGCGAGCGTGCTGGCGGCCGGCCAGGGCGGGCGCGGGGCGTTGCCGGGCGATGCGCCTGGGCTGCTCGGCGGCGCCGGCGGCTGGGCGGTGTTGCTGCCGGCCGCGGGTGTGGATGACCAAGCGGTGCTGCTGCGGCCGGGCGACCTCGCGCATGACGAGCTGGGCCGATCCGGTGTCGTGTCGAGCGCGGAACTGACCGAGCTTGGCTGGCGGCTGCACGTTCGGCAGGCGGCAAGCTGATGGCAGACCAGTCGGATGTGGAAACGGCTATCGCCGGCGTGGTCGGCGGTGCGCTGTATCCGGGCGGGCTTTCTGCGCCGTGCGCGGTGCCCGCGGCGATCTGCCGGATTTATCGCGGTTGGCCGGTATCGGCGGGACTCGACGCTGATCTGGCGGCCGGACGCACGAATGTATCCATAGTGGCGATCAGCAAACGCGCGGAGAACACGACCCGTTGGCCGGACCATTGGAGTGAGAAGGCGGTGACCGTGCCGACGCTGTTTGTGGCGGTGGCCGGCGATGCAGCGACCTTCTCTGGCGTGGCCGCGATCGGCCAGGTGGCAGCGCTGATCGTTGACGGAGTCGCGGCGACGTGTCGCACCGAGTCGGGCGACACGCCGGCGGATGTGGCGGCGACGCTCGCGCGCGTGCTGACGCCGATGCGCGCGGCGAGCGCCAGCGGCGCCACGGTGACAGTGCCGGGCGCGCGCAGCCTCGTGGCGCGCGTGGAGGCCGACCAGCCGGTGCTGCGGCAGACGCGGCGGCAGCGCCAGGCGTTCCGCGTGACCTGCTGGTGTCCTGACCCGACCACTCGCGATGCCGTGGGTGCGACGATCGATGCGGCACTTTCTGGCATCGACTTCATCGGCCTGGCCGACGGCACGAGTGGACGACTGCGGTATCTCACCTCCGCCGTGTCGGATCGCTGGGAGGACGCGGTGCTGTACCGGCGCGAACTGACATACAGCGTCGACTATCCGACCACGATCGCGACGACGCTACCTCGCATGGCAGTGGGGGCAATGCAGTTTTCGCCGAACGGCGTGACAGTCGAAACCCTGTTGAGCTGATCACCATCCAGTCAATTGAGCGCACGGGCCGAGCGGCCCGGGCAGGAGGACGAACAGAATGCCGATCGTGCAGCAGAGCAGCATCAACACGACCGCTCTCGTGGTGCCCGACCTCTACGTGCAGATCGTCCCGCCGCAGAACTTGCTGCTGAACGGGGTGCCCACGGACATCGTGGGCGTCGTCGGCAGCGCGAGCTGGGGGCCGGTGGGGCAGCCGGTGATCGTGGCCACGATGTCCGACTACGCCAGCAGCTTCGGGCCACTGGTGGCGCGCGCATTTGACATGGGCACGCAGGTGGCGACCGCGGTGCAGCAGGGGGCGCAGAACTTCCGCTGCGTGCGGGCGACCGATGGCACCGACACTGCGGCGCACCTGACGCTGCCGGGGACCAGTTTCACTTTCACTGGGTTGTATACCGGCAGTCTCGGCAACGGCATCAGCGTGGCGTTGTCGAGCGGCAGCAAGGCCAGCACCTGGCGGCTGACGGTCGTGCTACCCGGGTTGCAGCCAGAAATATACGACAACATCGCGGGCACCGGCGCGCAGTTCTGGACCGCGCTGGCGAACGCCGTCAACGCCGGGCAGGGATTGCAACGCGGGCCAAGCGGCATTGTGAAGGCGAGCACAGGCGGCACGGCGACCATGGCGGCGGCGTTCGCGTATTCCTTCAGTAGTGGCGTCCCAGGTTCCGACGGCGCCACGGGCGTGACGGCGACCACGCTGGTGGGCCTAGACGTCGCGCCGCGCACCGGCATGTATGCGCTCCGCGGGCAGGGATGCAGCATTGGACTGCTGGCGGACGCGACCGATCCGACGCAGTGGACGACGCAGGCGGCATTCGGATTGTCCGAGGGCGTCTACATGATCCTGACCGGTCCGGCCGGCGACAATATCGCGAACGCGGTGAGCACCAAGCAGTCGGCGGGGCTGGATACCTATGCGTGCAAGCTGATGTTCGGTGATTGGATCTGGTGGAACGACCCGGTGAACGCGGTGCTGCGGGTGGTCAGCCCGCAGGGATTCGTGGCCGGACGGCTGGCCAATCTCAGCCCCGAGCAGAGCAGCCTGAACAAGCCGCTGTATTCCGTGGTGGGTAGCCAGCTCAGCGGCACGCCGGGCGCCGGGCAGAGCACCAGCTATGCGGCCGCGGATCTGGGAGTGCTGTTCCTTGCCGGAATCGACGTGATCGCCAATCCGCAGCCGGGTGGCTCGTTCTGGGGTGTGCGCGGCGGGTTCAACGCGTCATCCAATCAGGCGGCAAACACCGACAACTACACGCGTCTGACCAACTACATCGCGGCGACCCTTGCGTCAGGCATGGGGCAGTATGTTGGGCAACTGGTCAACGCCGACCTGTTCCGCCGGATCCGCGCGACCCAGTTGAGCTTCCTGCAGGGGATGCTGTCGCAGGGGCTGCTCGGCAGTACCGACGGCAGCCTGCCGTTCAGCGTGATCTGCGACACCAGCAACAATCCGCCGGCTCGCACCGGACTCGGCTACGTGCAAAGCGATGCACAGGTGCAGTACCAGGCAATCAACGAATTCTTCATTGTCAACATCGAGGGTGGACAGACAGTGCAGGTGCAGGCACAGGTGTTGCCGAACACGCCAGGTGCGCTCGCGGCATAGCCGGCCATCTGTTTGCCCACCTCTCCCCATCCAGCAGGCCGGACAGGGGCCTGTCCGCGGGTTGCAATTCTGAGGATACCCAATGTCAGGCAGCATGTTTTCCATTGGCCGCGACAGTCAGGTCGTGGTGCTTGGCGCCTATGGCCGGGTCGATCTGGCGCACGTCACCGGCTTCGAGGCGCGGCAGCTTACGGCTTCCGTTCGGGTCGACCGCATCGACGGCGTGCAACTCGGTGTGGAGCTGCCGAAAGGCTGGGATGGGCATTTTGATCTGGAGCGGGGCAACTCCGCAGCCGAGGATTTCATTGCGCAACTCGAGGCCGATTTTCACGCCGGCAACTCGCCGGCGCCGGGGACTCTTTATCAGTACATCGTCGAATCCGACGGTTCCACCAGCACCTACCAGTTCGACAATGCGGTTTTCCGGATGGCGAATGCTGGTACTTGGCGCGGTGATGCCAGCGTGAAGCAGCGACTGGAGTTCTTTGCCAGCACGCGGGTGCGGATGTGATGGCCAGCCCTTCGGCACGGCTGGTGGCGGCGGCGCAGGCGGCGCCGACGGTGACCGACGCGCAGGGTCGGGTCCTGGTACTGAGGCGGCTCACGGCGCTCGACAAGCTGCGACTGTTCAAGGCGGCGGGGCCGGTGCTGGCACAGAATCAGTCGTGGCTGGGCATGGCGGTGCTGGCCGCGAGCGTGACCGCCATTGACGACGTGCCGGTGCCGCAACCGGCGACCGAGGGGCAGATCGAGGCGCTGGTCGGGCGCCTCGGCGACAGCGGGATCGCCGCGGCGGCAGCGGCGCTCGCCGAGACGCAGTCGAGTGCTGCAGATATGGCGGCCGCAGCGGGAAACTGAGCCGGCACCCCGATCTGGTCGACTGTCTGTTCCTGATACGGAACGGGGTGCCGTTCGACGTGGCGTTCTGCCTTTCGCCGGAGGAACGGCTGGCCTTCGTGGTGGCACTTGGCCGGCTGGACGGCGGAGAGTTCGACTTTACGTCGCTGCGCTGGAAGGAACGGAAAGCGTGAGCGGAATCGAGAAGGATGAGACCGATGTACCCGAGCCGGACGCGCCGGGCTTGGCGCTGCCGCTGGGTGACAGGTTGGGCGAGGCGATTGAAGCGGCGGCGGCGACACTGGCAACTGTACAGGCTGCGGCCGATCGCGTGTTGGGCGGGCTCTCTCGGTTTCAGACGGCGGGATCCTCGGCTTTGGCCGTGCCAGTCGCCAAGGTTGCGTTGGGTCCCTTGGGCTCGTCGGCTGTTGCAGAGGCGGTCGCGGACCGTCCAACCATCGCGCCGACATCTTCCGCCGACGCACAAGGCGAAAGCGAGTCGCCTGCGCGACATGCAGCAGTCGCGTCACAGTCAGAGATTATGGCGCCGGCGCAGGCATTCGCTCGCTCTTTCCCATCGGCGGGGACATCAGGGGGCGGGTGGCGGCCGGTATCGGCGGCGCCCGCGCTACTGGCGTCATTTGCACCGCAGGCGCCTGTTGTGCCGTTGCGAGACACGGATCTGCCGAAGATCGCTTGGCCGGGGTCTGCGGCGCCGCCGGGCGACTTGTTCGGGTGTGGCGTTTCGCCGCTGGAGCGCGGTTCGGTCACGCCGGGCGATTCCGCGGCCCCGCAGGTGCCGGCTCCCGGATCTGTGGAGTTTGGCGCCCGGACGACGTCGGAAACATCGGCCGCTTCACGTGGCCCGGCGTCGCCGATGGCGCAGCGACGGCTCGGCGCGAGCACGGGTGGACCGACTGGAGGCGACGTTTACCTCGACGGCACGCGCATGGGCACCTGGATTGCCGACTATCTGGCGCGGGAGGCCGGCCGGCCGCAATCCGGCGGCACCGGGTTCGATCAGCGGCTGACCGCGCCCTGGCCAGGCACACTGCAGGGAGGCTGATGCCATGTCGGACTTCCTGCAGCTCGGCCCGGTGAGTTTCCAGGATTTCGAACTACCCGCCCACATCGGCTTCGGTGGCAGCCAGCGCCTTGCGGTGCATGTGCTGCCGGGCGGCGTGCGGGTGATCGACGCGATGGGGCGCGACGACGCAGATATCGCCTGGAGCGGGGCGTTTTCCGGCCCGGACGCGGCCGACCGGGCGAGATTGCTCGATGTGCTGCGGGTCGAGGGCGGCGTGCTGCCGCTTTCGTGGGACGCGTTTTGCTATTTGGTGGTGATCGCCGAGTTCAGCGCCGCCTATGAGCACGTGAATTGGCTACCGTATCGGATTTCGTGCAAGGTGGTACGGGATCTTGCTCAATCGGCCGCGGACGTGGCGCTATCGCTGGCGACTGGGGTGCTGGCCGACCTGGGTGCCGTCGCCGGCGTCGACGTATCGGGCGCGCTGTCAGCAGTGGGTGTCGCGGGGGCCTTCTCACCGGGCAGCGTCGCCTATGCCGGCGCACTCGGCGCAGTCGGGCAAGTGGCGGCACAGGCGTCGGCCGGAATGGCATCGGCGGGGGCGGCACTACTAGAGGCGCCCGATCCGGCCTCGGCTGCCACCGCCGCCGGGCAGCTTGCCACATTCGCGGACGCCAACGGCTATGCCGGACGGGCACTCGCGAATCTCGGAAACGCGGAAGGATGAGCCGATGCAGACCATCCAGGTGGCGGGCGGCAATCTGTACCATATCGCCGCCCAATATCTCGGCGATGCGACGCAGTGGATTCGCATCGCACAGCTGAACAATATTTCTGATCCGATGCTGAGCGGCACGGTGACGTTGCGCATTCCACCGGTTGACTCGAGTGCTGGAGGCGGCGTTGTCGCCCAGTGATTTCATCGGCGCAGGCACGGTTCGCGCACCTCAATTGCTTGTGCTTGCAAACGGTGTACCGCTGTCTGGTGCGACGGATGCGATAGTGACCAGCACGGGGCATTTCGCTGCCGACTGTTTTCGCGTGTGCGCCGCGCTGCACGGTGATGCTGCAACGTGGGCGGCGACGACACCAATCGCGATCGACGTCCAGATGGCGCTATCGCCACTGGCGGGGTTCGTCAGCATTGTGCAGGGCACCGCCGATCAGGTGTCGATCGATCCGATCCAGGGCACGCTGACGCTTGAGGGTCGCGATCGCAGCGCCGACCTGATCGAGGCGCGCACGCAGGAGACGTTTGCCAACCGCACATCCTCGGAGATCGCGACGATCCTCGCCGGGCGGCACAACCTGGCGGCGGATGTGGCGGTGACGACGACGCCGGTGGGACGCTACTGGGAACTCGAGCACGACAGCCTGACTTTGAATGCAGCCGGTCGCGCGACGACGGAATGGGATTTGCTTGTCACGCTTGCCTTGCGCGAGGGATACGCCTTGTGGGTCTCTGGCCAGACGCTGCATTTCCGCGCGCCCGACGTGACCATGCCGCCGGTGGTGCTGCCGGTTTCGGACATGTCGTCACTCCGGCTGGAGCGCGCTCAAGGATTCGCTGGCGATATCATCGTAATGGTGAAGAGCTGGCACAGCCGCGCCGGGACCTCGTGCACGCAGACAGCACGGACACAGCGCGGGGCGGCAACCTCACGTAGCTACATATTCGTGATGCCCAATCTGACCGAAGATGCGGCGTCGAATATTGCGCAGCGCAAGCTTGCCGACCTTTCCACGCACGAGTTGTTGGCAAACCTGGAGATGCCGGGCGAACTTGGCCTTACGCCGCGCATGCAAGTTTTGTTGCTCGGCACCGGCACGTTGTTCGACACGGTGTTTCGCATCGACGAGGTGGAGCGCCGCCTGCACGCGACGCGCGGGTTTTCCCAGCGGGTACGGATGCGGGCGGCTTCGGCGCTGGAGTCCGGCTGATGCAACGATTCCTCAATTCATTGAAGGCGCAGGCGGGGGCTTTGGATCTGGCGCATGGAAGGCCGCGGTTTGGCACGGTGGTCAGCGTTGATCCGAAGCGGCACGCGGCAAAAGTGTCACTGCAGCCCGAGGGTGTGGTGACCGGCTGGTTGCCGGTACTCAGCCCCTGGGTGGGAGCGGGTTGGGGAGTCTCAGTGCCGCCAATGCCGGGGCAACAAGTGTTCGTGTTGCCGCAAGACGGCGAAGGCGAACACGGTGTGATCGTTGGCGGCGCTTGGAGTGATGCATCGGCAACGCCCGGCGCGCCGGTTGGAGAGATCTGGCTGGTCCACCAGTCCGGAAGCTTCATCAAGCTGATAAGCGACGGCACGGTACGGGTCAGCGGCGACCTGCACGTCAACGGCGATGTCTACGACCGGCATGGCAGCGTTGACCGCTTGCGCGGCAACTACAATGCGCATGTGCACGGAGGCGTCACCCCGGGGGGCAGCGACACCGGCACGACTAGTTCCACCGATCCGGAGTAGCCGATGTCGGACGTTTTTCAGCAATATGCCGGCGACCTCGTGGTCGGGCCTGGCGGCGATCTTGCGGCCGCCAATGGCACGCTGCTCGGCCAGCAGCGCGTGCTGCGGCGGCTGCTGACCAACCCAGGCGACTATCTGTGGAACCCGAACTATGGCGCGGGGCTGGCTCAGTTCGTCGGCAAGCCGGCCAACGCTGCGCGCATTCACTCCGTCATCCGCGGCCAGATCTTCCTGGAGAGCGCCGTGGCGCGTCAGCCGGAGCCGGTGGTCAACGTCGCGGCGAGCCCGTCCGGTAGCGTGACAGTGCAGATCAGCTACGCCGATAGCAGCACCGGGGAGACCCAGGTGCTCAGCTTCACCGTCGGAGAAGTCTAGGCCATGCAACTGCAACTTCGCACGTTCGACGCAATCGTGGCGTCTGCCGCCGCCGCGGTGCAGGGCGCGGCGCAGACAGTGCTCGATCTGACCGTAGGCAGCGTGCTTCGCGCAGTGCTCGAGTCGAACGCGGGTCTCGGACTGTGGATGCAATGGCTGATCCTGGAGGTGCTGCAGACCACGCGGGCGGCGACCAGCGCGGGGCCTGACCTTGACAGCTGGATGGCCGACTTCCAGTTGACCCGGCTCGCGGCGGTGGCGGCGAGCGGCGTGGTGACGTTCGGGCGTTTCTCGCCAGTCAGCACGGCGCTGGTACCGGTCGGCACCACGGTCCGAACTGCCGACGGATCGCAGAGCTTTTCCGTTGTGGCCGACACGACCAGTGCAGCGTGGAGCGGTGCGCAGAACGGATTTCTTCTGGCAGTCGGTACGGCTTCTGTCAACGTGCCGGTGACGGCGGCCGCGGCCGGCAGCGCAGGAAATGTTCAGGCGGGTGCCATTTCGCTGATCGCGGCAGCGGTGCCGGGCGTCGATACCGTGACCAACGCGTCCGCAACTGCCGGCGGTATGAACGCCGAAAGCGATGCTGCGTTCCGCGCCCGTTTTGCCGCCTACCTGGTAAGCCTGTTCAAGGCAACGACGGCGGCTGTGGGTTATGCTGTCTCGACAGTGCAACAAGGGCTGCAATACACCATACAGGAAAACGTCACGCCCAGCGGAGCCGCCCAGCCGGGCTGCTTCGTCGTGACGGTGAACGACGGGAGCGGGACACCGCCGTCAGCCTTGCTGACGGCGGTTACGATGGCAATCGAGGCGGTCCGTCCGATCGGTTCGATCTGGACTGTCCTTGGACCAACCGTCAGCACGGCCAATGTAACGATGGCCATCGTCACTGCCCCGAGCGCGGTGCATGCGACGGTGACCGCGCAGGTCGCCGCCGCAATCACCGCCTTCATCAACGCATTGCCGGTGGGAGCGACGCTGCCATGGTCGCGGCTCGCGCAGGTGGCTTACGACACCTCGACCAGCGTGACGAACGTGACCGGTGTGCTGCTGAATGCTGGTACGGGAGACATTGCGCCGGGTGCCGGTGGGGTAGTGATGGCCGGCAGTGTGACGGTGTCCTGAGATGATCGGGGATACCGGAGACATGCTGGCGCGGCTGCTTGCATTGCTGCCGCTGCGCTGGTTCCCTGACGTGGCGCCGGTACTCGGGTCGCTGCTTTCTGGACTATCGGATGGCTGGGCGTGGCTATACGCGATGCTGGGATACGCCAGATTGCAGACGCGGATTGCCACGGCGACCGACAGCTTTCTCGATCTGATTTCGCAGGATTTCTTCGCAACCGCCCTGTTACGCCGCTTTGGCGAAGCGGATGCCGCGTTTCGGAGCCGAATCCAACGCGAGTTGCTCCGCCCGCGGGCGACGCGCGCCGCACTGATTACTGAACTCTTAGCACTGACAGGCCGTGCTCCAGTGGTGTTCGAGCCGGCGCGTCCGGCCGATACCGGCGCCTGGGGACTGGCGGCAGGCTACGGCGTGGGCGGCGGCTGGGGCAGTCTGCTGTTGCCGTTCCAGTGTTTTGTGACGGCCTTCCGCCCGCTTGGCTCAGGTGTGCCATTGGTCGGCGGCTGGAGCGGCTTGGGCGTAGTCAGCAGCAATGGCGGCTACGGCGCGGGTGCGATGGAATACGTCAGCCTTGCGATGGTGCAAAGCCAAGTGAGCGACACCGACATCAAGCTAGCGATCGCCGGCACAGTTCCGGTTGCCGTGACCGCTTGGACCCGGATTTCAAACTGAGGACCCGATGGACCGCATCATCGTCTACCCGGGCGCGATCCCGCTCGATACCGACATGCTCAATACCAACCGCAATACGATGACGGCGCTGCACGCGCTGATCTCGGCGACGCTTGGCACCGTCACCGCGTTGGACGGGCTCGGCGTCACGGCAACCACGCCGCCCTCGATGAACATCATCGTCGGCCAGGGCAGTATAACCTTGTACGGGCCATTGGACGGCGTCGCCTATGGATCGCTCGGAACCGACATCACGGATAGCATCGTGAAGATGGGTGTGGCCGTCGCGCCCACCACGCTGACACTGACCGCACCGACCACGGCTGGCTATGCCATCGTCTATTTGGTGGAGGCCGGTTTCGCCGAGACCGACGTGAAGCCGGTGGTATTGCCCTATTACAATGCCGCCAATCCGGTGCAGCCGTACCTCGGCCCGGGGAACAGCGGCGCGTCACAGGCCACGGTACGACAGCAAACCGTGACGGTGCAATTGAAGGCCGGGGCCGAAGCACCGGTCGGCAGCACTGTCGTGCCGCCTGTCGATTCCGGCTTTGTGGCGTTGGCGACGATCATGGTGCTTGCCGGGACAACGCAGGTGGCTTCGGGCAGCGTGAGCTTGGCGGCGACAACGCGCTTCACTCCGTGGAAGCTGCCGGACCTCATGCCGGGTTACGCCTTCGCCGAAGCCTTTACGGTGAGTGGCAGCTTTACCGTGCCGAACGGCGTGACCCGGCTGCGTCTTAGGATAGTCGGCGGCGGCGGTGCGGGCGCCAGCGGCGGCACGGGCGGCGGTGGCGGAGGCGGGGGCGCCGGTGGCAGCGGCGAGCACTGGCTGACCGGCATGGTGCCCGGCACGGTGATCCCGGTGACTGTCGGCGCGTCGGGTGCACCGGTCTCGGGCTCCGCTGGCGGACCGGGCGGCACGAGCAGTTTCGGCAGCTACTGTTCGGCCAGCGGTGGCGGCGGTGGCAGCGGTACCACGGGCAGTCTGGGTGGCACAGCTTCCGGCACCGCGATTTCGTATCCCGGCGCCTGGGGGACCGACGCGGTTCCAGGGGTGTCGCGCGGTGGGGACGGTGGCGCACCCGGTACCGGCAAGGGCGGTAGCAACGGAGCACCCGGCCAGAATGCCACCAATTACGGCGGCGGCGGCGGCGGCGGAAGCGGGACCGGCTTCGGTGGGGGCGCCGGCGGCGGCGGCATCGTAATCGTGGAGTGGTAAGCGATGAAGACCTATGCACGCATCGACCACAGTGTCGTGGCCGAACTGTTCGCCACCGACGCGCCGATTCGGGAGCTGTTCCACCCATCATTGCGCTGGGTAGAGGTGGCCGGCCCGGATGTGGCGGTGGGCTGGCTGGAAACCGCCGCTGGCCTGGTGCCGGCGCCGGAACCGCCGACGGCTCCAGAGACCGGCGCGCCAACGCTGGCAGCGTTGCAGTTACAGCTTGCGGCTCTCACAGCGGAGGTCGCGGCGTTGGCGAAGACCGCGCAGCTGCCTAACCCTGCCACGGGAAATGCAGCGTCCGCATAGCTCTTTGAGGCAGCGCGAACGTCATCCGTCCAGGAGCAAAGCCCCCATGCCAACCGCTGTTTCGCAACTCTGGCGGCCATCCTGCGCGCGCTCGGTGGCGCTAGACGGGTTCTTGCCTTTGCCGCGCGGGGTGATCCCCGCCGACCTGCCGGCGCCGATATGGCCGGTCAAGGACCCGGGCGACGTCCTGGACTACGAGCTCGATGTTTCGGCGGCGTTGGCCGGTGACCCGTCGGACCAGGTGTCGAGCGTCTCGGTCACAATCGTGCCGAGCGGCAACCCAGGTGACCTGACGCTGGGCCGAGTTGCTGCGCGTGGCACGGCGGCGGTGTTGTGGCTTTCCGCCGGGCAGCCGGAGGTAACGTATGCTGTGCAGATCTCTGTTGGCACGCTGACCGGGCGCGTGATCGGTCGCACAGTGCTGCTTCCCGTGCAGACGCTCGCAGCCGCGTTGCCGCCAGCAAATCCATTGCTGACCGATACTGGCACCGTGGTCACCGACCAGAACGGCAATCCGATTCTCGTCGGCGGTTGATTTCGCGGGACCAGCCGGGCCGGCCGCTCTGCCTCCTTCCGCGACGGAAGGGGGTTTCATGCCCCATTTGCTCCCTGGGAGTTTGCTGATGCCCACCGTGCAGCAGTTGCCGCAGACTACCACAGTCAACCCGACCGACGAGCTGATGCTCGACCAATCTGGCGTCAGCGTCTCGGCGAGCGTCGCCCAGTTGCTGGCAGCCGGCTCGGCTGCGCTGACGCTGACCGGTGACGTGACCGGCTCCGGGACAGGCACCATCGTGACGACACTGGCGCCGGTCGCTACGCCCGGCACCTTCAGCAAGGTGACAGTCAACGCCAAAGGCCTGGTTACCGGCGGCGGCTCGGTGGCGAGTGCGGATGTGGTGGAGGCGCTCGGCTATACTCCGTACAACGCTGCCAACCCAGCCGGATATGTCGCACCGAGCGGACTGGCGCGGGTCGCGTCCAGCGGCAACTATGGCGATCTGGCCGGTACGCCAGCATTTGGTAGCATGGCTGCGCAGAACGCGAGCGCCGTTGCGATCACCGGGGGCACGATCGGCGGCGTCGACTTCTCCAGCGTTGTCGTGGAGGCGGTCGGCAGCACCACCCCACGCAGCCTTGCCACGCGAGCCGCGGATTTTGTCAATGTGCTCGATTACGGAGCCGACCCGTCGGGGATTGCCGACAGCGCACCGGCTTTCCTGGCAGCGATGAATTCGATCCCAAGCGGCGGTTGGGGCAAGCTTGTCGTTCCGCACGGCACATACCGTCTGAATAGCTTTCTCAATACGCCATCTGGACGTTCGGTCGCGGTGGTGTTCGAGGACGGCGCAATCACCATCGGCAGCGGTGGACTGGGTGTGGACCGGGTGGAGAGCCGCCAGGGCCCGTTCAGCCTCTGGCAGGGCGGCGGCGGTTGGTTCGGTTTCTCGCCTACCGTCGGCGCGCCGCAGGACTACGCGTTCAACACGCAGATTATCGGGAACACGGCGGGCAATAGCGGGGCTACGCGCATCGGCTGGTCACGCAATTATACCAATTACAACTACTACGGAAAATATTCCTCCGGCATTGATTTTGCCGAGCAAAGCATTTATTCGTGGCCGCACACCTACGACAATTCATCGGGCTGGGGTCACTGGGAAATAATTACCGGCACGACGTATGACGAGGATAGCGTACACCGTGCGCACGTCAGCGCTTCAGCCGAGCATTCCGAGTTCGACATCGTCAGCAATGGACCCGAGGCGGGTTGGACCTTCCACTCCGGACTGGGCCTCGGCGTGCAGGGCATGTCCATCGATCCATGGGGGCAGAATGGTCTCTATGGCGGCAACATCCTGTTCGGCTTCGGCTCGGCCGGGTCGTTCGATGGCCAAAACGGCGGTCTCAACCAGCGCTGGCCGAGCTATCCCGCCGTGTTTTCAGCGGGCAACCCGACGGCCGTGGCACAGAACAGCACCGTCGTCATCACCTTTGATGCAACCGCGCATGCCACAGTCAGCGTGTCCGGCGGCGGCGTGAGTGCTGTTTCGGTGAGCAACGGCGGGGGCATTTATAGCTCCGTCCCCAGTGTCGTTTTCTCAGGTGGCGGAGGCAGTGGCGCAGCCGGCACGCCGGTGATGCTGGCCGGTTCAATCGTAGGCGTGACGATCACCTCTTCCGGCAGTGGCTATAGCAGCGCGCCCGGCGTGAGCTTTACCGGCGGCGGCGTGGCTTCGCCCTCGCCGGTCACAGTCACGCTCAATCCGGATGGCGCGCACGGCGATCTTGCCTCGATCGCCGCGGCGATCAACGCGGCGACGATCCCCAACGTCGCAGCTGCCGTGTCGATCTGGGGTGGCGTGGTCAGCCGCCTGGTGGTGTTTGGCACCGCGCAGAACGATCTCGGCACGTTGACCTTGGGCGGCACTGCGCTTGGGGCGCTCGGCATCCCCCCACAGTCGTATGCGACGCTACGCGACACAATGACCGTGGTGTTGGGCGGCACTGGCGACGTGTCTGTCGATGACCAGTTGACCATCAACGGCACCACCGTGACCGTGGGCGGCGCCGGCGCCCAGGCTGATGTGGTTAGCGCCATCACCGCCGCTAACCTCGAGGGCATCAAGGCCGACATCAACGCCAACGGGCGTTTCGTGCTGACTGCGTGGATTCCGCAGAATCCCGGCGGTCTGGTGCTGAGCCAACCATCGGGGTTCAGCACACTTGGAAAGCTCGGACTGACAGCCGGCACGTTCTGGCCGCCGACACCGCCAAAAGGGTTTGCCACCGCATACGGCGAACTGTCCTCGCCGGTCTGCCCCACCACCGATCAACTGAGCATTGCCGCGACCGATCTTGCCGGCAATACCTTTGGCCCGGTCACGGTAACTCTGAACGGTGGCGGTGGCAGCGGTTGGCCGGCCGATGTGGCGCTGTCGATCCAGGCGGCGCTGACTGCCGCCGGCTGGTATGGCAGCGGCTTCAACCTGCTGACGGCGCCACCGGCAATCGTGTCGACCCTGGTGCACGGTAGCGGCGGCAGCCAGGGGCTGGTCATCCGCAATACTGCCGGCGGCACGCTGACGCTTGCCAATGTCACCGGCACGCCGCTGGGCACGCTTGGCCTGGTGCCGGGGACCTATCAGCCGGGCGGCTTCTCGGCGGGATCGCAGAGCGTGTTCATGGCGGCAGAGGATTCGATCGCGGCACAAGGGCGCGGTGTATTTGTGGGTGGCGCCAGCACCGCCACGGACCGCACTGTCTGGCCGCACGCGCCGCTGGAAGCGCGCGGCAGCTTCCTGCACGGCCTGCGGATGGATAAGGCGACGTTTGACGACAACACGGCGCTGCTGCTTGGGGCCGGTCAGGCGATCGGCTTTGGCTCCGGTCCTGGCGCAGTGTCGCTGACCAACGCTTCGGGAACGTTTGAGGTGAACGGCACGCCGGTGGCGCTCGTGCCAGCCGTCCCGACTCACACGTCGCAGCTCACCAACGACACCGGATTCATCGCCGTTCCGGCAATCCCGTCTGGCGCGGGCACGTTACTAGGGGCCACCGTTACCGCCGGCGCCGCCGCCACAATCATGGTGGGCAGCAATCTGAGCCTCGCCAGTGGCACGCTTTCAGCCACTGGCGGCGGCAGTGGCTCGGTCACCAGCGTCGTGGTGGGCGCCGGACTGGCCGGAGGCACCATTACCACAGCCGGCACGATCAGCCTGGACACGCTGCCGGGGGCGAGCCTGCTCGGCAATCCGGCTGGCACTGCCGCGGTGCCCGGCGTCGTCGCAATCGGCTCGGGCGTAACGCTGTCTGTGGGGGGCACACTTTCCAACGCCGGTGTATTGAGTTTCAATAGCCGCAGCGGCTCGGTTTCGCTCGCGTCGTCGGATGTCAGCGCGGCGCTTGGCTACACGCCGCTCTCGAACGCGGGCGGCACACTGTCCGGTACGTTCAGCAATTCCGGCACTATCTCGGGCGGGACTTGGGCGGGCGCCATTACGGCCGCAGGCACATTGTCGATCACCGGCGCCGCGACGGCGACGACGCAGGCAGCTGGCGACAACTCGACGAATTTGGCGACGACAGCCTACGTGTATCAGGCTACCTCGAACGCCAGCACCGTTGCCACAACTGGCGGCAGCGTCACGCTTACCGCCGTTCAGTATGGCGCGCCGATCCTGCTGGCCACCGGCACGCTGGCTTCCGCCGCCACTTTCCTTGTGCCCAACAATGGCGATTGGATTGTAAGCAACCGCACCAGCGGTGCCTTCACGCTTTCGGTGAAGACTGCGTCCGGCACCGGGGTCGTGGTGGACCAGGGCTACTCCGTGCATCTGATTGCCGACGGCACCGACGTCGTTTTTGCCACGACCGACTTCAACGGCATCACGTTGCAGGGAACTGTGACAAACGCCGGCACGATCAGCGGCGGCGCAATCGCGCCGTTGACAATCGTGGCGGGCACTGCCGGGTCGATGGTCACGGTGTCTCAGTCGGCCGACGCCGGCGGCTACCATCCTGTGGTGATTAAGGCCGGCGGCACCAACAGCAATGTGCCGATGGTGCTGACGCCGGCCGGAGCAGGCTACATCGCCACCGCCTTGTCAGACGGCAGCAGCACCAATGGCAACCAGCGCGGCCAATACTCGGTTGACTTGCAGCAGTCGCGCTCCGCCAACACACAAGTGGCCAGCGGAGCGTATGCTGCCTTGCCTGGCGGGGCGGGCAATACGGCAGGAGGGAACTATAGCCTTGCGATGGGGCAGGGCAGCACGGCGACCGGCCAGGGCAGTGTCGCGCTTGGACAGTACTCCAATGACGGCGGCGCCTACGGCAAACTGGTCTTCTCCGCCAACGGCTCCGCGGTCGGCAACCAGCTTGCGGCGTCGACGCTGTATGTGTCCTCGGTGTCCGCGGCCACACGCATGACCTCCGACGGCAACGCCGCCGGAACCGCGAACAGCGTGCCGATTCGCAGCAACCACGTGATCGCCGGCACTCTGACGGTAGCGGTCCGCAATGTCTCGAACGGCGATGGCGCGTATTGGAGCATTCCCGTGCTGTTCAAGAACAGCGCCGGCACGGTCAGCGTGAGCAGCCCCGGCACGTCGGGGATCGCGCCGACGGTTGCCGACAGCTCGCTAACCACGGCGAGCATCGCGATCGGCGCCGACAACACCAACAAGGGATTGTCGGTGACGATCACGCCGCCGACCAGCGTGACGGTCAACGCATCCGGCGTGTTCCTGGCGGCGGAGATGTAGCGTGGAACAGGCCGCTACAGCACCTGCCACTGACCAGGAGCGGATCGCCCGGCTGGAGGAGCGGATCGGCTCGGTGCATGCGCTGGTGGCGGAGATCCGCCAGGACCAGAAGGCGATGGCTGACGTGATTTCGCGTGCGTCCGGCGGAATGCGCGTGCTTGTCCTGGTGGGCGGGCTGGCCGGGCTGGCGGGGGTTGCGCGCGCCATCGCTGCGTGGGCCGCCGGCTGGCTGCCGCACGGGCAGTGAGGGCGCCATGTCCTAGGTGTGTCAGGGGCGCACCGCACCGCTGTATTGCCGGCGACCTACCCGCTGAGGCCAAATTCGTGGCCTCAGCCAAACAAACATGTTGCAATGCCGTCTAGAATTCGGAATGATGACATTCTCCGGGACATTTCTGCTGGTCGGCTTGGCCGTCGGCTGTGGCTTCAGCACAGAGGCGCGGGCACAGCGCGGGACGCCCGAATCGTCGCCACACTCCTATGTCGACGTAACCTTCCTGCTCGACAATTCCACCTCGATGCTTCTCGCCTTCACGCTGGCCGGCGTGTCGACGATGGAGGCGCTCACCTTGGGCGTCAGGCAGTCCCGGCTCGCGCCGAACTCAAGTATTTTCGGCCTCCAAGGTCTTCAGTGCGCCTGGGCCGGCCACTGGAGCGCCACGAACCATGACTCCTACGGCCTCGCCCGTACCGCCGGCGTCCAGCTCCGGTTCGATGCAGCGAAAGCGGCGGTGCAGTCGGCAATCGCCCGGATGTCGGCCACCGAGCAGAATACCGGGATCGCCAACCAGTTCGGCACCTCGATCTATCCCATCTTATTCACGGCATAG